AAGAGGGCAAAGGCAGAACGCACTGAGCCAACTGATATGGTCTATAACCACATTATCCTTCTCGCTAAGAACCAACTTGGTTTAGAGAATCTAAACAAGATTAATGAAATCGCTTGGACTGAAGGATATTTCAGTAAGCCACGCTTTGACTTTGAGGTTCTTGAGAAGTACAGCGAAGGCATTATTGTTTTATCTGGATGTCTAAGCGGTATCATTGCAAAAGCCTTAGAGCATGGAGAGTATGCTCAGGCTAAGAAGCATATTGGGTGGTTTAAGCGAGTATTCAAAGATGACTTCTATATGGAATTAATGCCACATAATGGTGCAGAAGTTAATAAACAACTAGTAGACCTTGCAGATGAATTTAAAATTCAGACTGTTGTAACACCAGACTGTCACCATGTTGACGAATCACAAAAAGAAATTCAAGAATTTAAGTTGCTCATGAACTCTCATGCAAAAGTTCAAAAGGATGCAACATATGAAAAATCAAAGAAGAAGGGCGATATGCTTCAGCGCCTAGATTACCTGTATGGCGAAGACCGACAAATGTCATTTAATAAATTTGATATTCATCTTCTTTCTTATGATGAGATGAAGTCAGCCATGGAAGCGCAGGGTATAGTCAGAGAAGATATGTATATCAACTCTATAGCCATTGCAAATAAGATTGAAGATTATAATATTAAGGATGGTTTAAATTTACTACCAGTACAGTATAAGAATCCTGCCAAAGAACTTAGGTCTATTGCTATACAAGGTTTAAAGGACCGTGGCTTAGATTTAGATAAAGTTTATCTAGATAGGCTAGATGAAGAGTTAGAAATTATTAAATCAAAAAACTTTGATTCATATTTTCTTGTTGTTCAGAGCATGATTGCTTGGGCTAAAAAAGAAAAAATTATGGTTGGCCCAGGTCGTGGATCCTCTGCTGGCTCTTTAGTTTGTTATGCACTTGGCATTACAGATATTGATCCTATTAAGTATGGCTTATTGTTCTTTCGTTTTATTAATCCAGAGCGTAATGACTTTCCAGATATTGATACCGATATTCAGGATTCTCGCCGTGAAGAAGTAAAAGATTATCTTGTTAGACAATATAGGCATGTTGCATCTATTGCTACCTTTTTACAGTTTACTGGTAAAGGCATTGTTCGTGATGTATCAAGAGTATTAAACATTCCCCTTTCAGATGTAAATAAAGTATTAAAAACTGTAGACACATGGGATGATTTTTGTAGTTCTAAGTCAACGCTAGACTTTCGTAATAAATATCCAGAAGTAGAGATATACGGAGAACAACTTCGTGGTCGTATTCGTGGTACAGGAATTCATGCTGCTGGTGTTGTAACTGCAAAAGAGCCAATATTTAGGCATGCCCCTATGGAAACAAGATCTTCTACTGGTAGCGATGAACGTATACCAGTTGTTGGAGTTGACATGGAAGAAGCAGAAAAAATTGGCTTAGTTAAGATTGATGCACTAGGCCTAAAGACTCTTAGTGTTATTAAAGATACTATTGATATGATTAAAACAAATCACTTTAAAGATATTAATTTATTAGAAATTAATCTTGAAGATGCTAATGTATATGAAATGTTATCAAGCGGATTTACTAAGGGAGTGTTTCAGTGCGAAGCAACTCCCTATACAAATCTTCTAATTAAGATGGGTGTAAAGAATTTAAATGAATTAGCAGCATCAAATGCGTTGGTTCGTCCAGGTGCCATGAATACTATTGGTAAGGACTACATTGCACGTAAACATGGAAAACAGTCTGTATCATATACTCATCAGGTAATGAAACAATTTACGGAGGATACATATGGCTGTGTTTTATACCAGGAACAAGTTATGCAAGCATGCGTATACCTTGGCGGTATGTCCATGTCGGAAGCAGATAAAGTTAGAAAAATCATTGGCAAGAAAAAGGATGCTAAAGAGTTTGATGTATTCAAAGACAAATTCGTTAAAGGTGCTTCTACCTATATTAGTCCCAATCAGGCTCTTGATCTATGGCATGACTTTGAGGCGCATGCAGGCTACTCGTTCAACAAGAGTCATGCGGTTGCTTACTCTACAGTCTCGTATTGGACGGCGTGGCTAAAGTATTACTATCCACTTGAGTTTATGTTTGCTCTTCTCAAAAATGAGAAAGATAAAGACGGTAGAACTGAATATCTAATTGAGGCAAAACGTATGGGCATTTCAATTAAACTACCTCATATTAATGATTCAGATACAGATTTTAAGATTGAAGGTAAGGGTATTCGTTTTGGGTTGAGTGCTATTAAGTACATATCTGACACAATTGCAGAAAGGTACATTGCAGCAAGACCATTTAAATCTTATAAAGAACTTGAGGAATTTACTTTTACTAAAGGAAATGGAGTAAACTCTCGTGCACTACAAGCATTAAGGTCAATTGGTGCTGCTACATTTCCAGATAATCCAAGGAATGATGATGAGATTAAGGAAAATCTATATGACTATCTAAATCTTCCAGAGTTTAATATTACAATTCCATCCCACTATTATGCATTTATTAATGACGTAGAGGACTTTGAAGAAAAAGGTTCTTTTATATTAATGGGAATGGTTAAAGCAATTAAAAGAGGAACTGGATGGTCACGAGTTGAAGTTCTTGACAAGACAGGATCTGTTGGTATATTTGATGAAGAATCAACTACTATTGAAACAGGTCGCACCTACTTAATTCTTGCTAGCGATAATAGGATTGTTTCTGCAATTCCTGTAGATGAAATAAAAGAATCTTCAAATGCGTTAATTAAATTTTTAAGTTATAAGCAACTTCCTTACAAAGAAGACGAAATGTTTGTTGTTTCTTTTAAACCAAGAATTACAAAGGCTGGAAAAAAAATGGCTTCACTTACATTAGCAGATACTGCACGAGACTTACACTCTGTTACAGTATTTCCAACAGCATTTCCAAAAGCCTACATGCATGTTCAAGAAGGCAATGCGTATAAATTTAGTTTTGGTAAAACCAAAGATGGAACCGTTATAATGGAGGATGTAAATGTCGGTTAGTGTAGAAGATGTATTGTCTCAGTTAGACCCAAGAATTAGAAAGCGACTTGGAACTGGAGAAGGAATTAACTTTGAATATCAGCCAACACCAAGTTTTGGATTAAATCGTGCATTAGGCGGTGGACTGCCATATGGTAGACAAGTGCTTATATGGGGAAGCAAGTCATCCGCTAAGTCTTCTATGTGTTTACAGATGATTGCTCTAGCACAAAAAGAAGGAAAGGTATGTGCTTGGATTGATTCTGAAATGTCCTACTCGGAGGATTGGGCTAAGCAACTAGGAGTAGACCCAACTAAATTAATTTATTCACAAGCACGTACAATTAGTGATATGGTGGATGTTGGAGTAGGATTAATAAATGCTGGCGTTGATCTTATTGTGATTGACTCAATTACCTCAATGCTTCCTGCTATATATTTTGAAAAAGATTCAGATGAAATGAAAGCACTTGAGAATACAAAACAAATTGGCGCTGAGTCTAGAGATTTCAGTAATGCTTGGAAGATGCTAAATTATGCAAACAATAAAGTAAAGCCTACACTTCTTGTGCTTATTTCTCAGTCTAGAAATAATATTAATGCAATGTATACTAGCCAACAACCATCAGGCGGTCAGGCTACAAAATTCTATTCATCCTGTGTAATTAAGTTATTTTCTTCAGAATCTGATAACCAAGCACTTAAAGGAAAAATTAAGGTTGGAGATAAACTAATTGAAGAAAAAATTGGAAGAAAAATTCGTTGGGAATTACAATTCTCTAAGACCTCTCCAGGTTTTCAATCTGGTGAGTATGACTTTTATTTTAGAGGTGATGATGTTGGTATTGATGCAATAGGAGATTTAGTTGATACTGCAGAATCAATGGGCTTAGTAAATAGAACTGGAGCATGGTATCAGTTAGATGACGGTACTAAAGTACAAGGTCGTGACGGATTTATTAATCGTGTTAAAGAAGATTTAAATTTACAAGAAGAACTTAAGGCTAAAATAATTAATGCCTGAATATAAATTTTCAACTTATCCTGGCAAGTGGCCTTGTAAAACATGTCAAGAAATTGTAACAACTTTAAGATATTGGCAAGAAACTGGAGATGCTACCTGGATGTGTTCACAAAAACATATTTCAAAAGTTAATCTAATTCCTCCTAAAAAAAGAAAAAAGGATTTTGTTGATGAGTGAAAAAAATGAATCAAAACGAATAGGTGCAAAACAACATAAAAATTCAGGAAGGAACACCCAAAAGGGAGATGCTACATGGAGAGAATTTGTTGTTGATTTTAAAGAAGCAAATAAATCTTTTACATTGAATAAAGATATTTGGGCCAAAGCCGTTACTGATTCTATTCAGGCGGGTAGAGACAAATCTCCAGCAATTATTGTAATACTTGGAGAAGGTAATACAAAGGTAAGACTTGCTATAATTGAAATGGATATGTTAGAACAATTAACAGAGGAGAAAAATAGATGAGTGAAGCAGGATCACAAAAAACAACGCTTGATATGGTAAATGGTTTGACAGAAATTGCAGATTATATGCAAGACGAAGAATTAACCGTTGCTCTAACTATGATTGCAAAAATTATTATAAAGCCAGATATTCCGCTTCAGGCTGCTAGTCTTGAAATTGTCAGGCTTCAGGCCATTGCTGCAAAAATGTCATTTAAAGCAACTTGGATGGCTAATGTTGATAAATCGGACAGAGCAAAGAAAAATATATACTTTACGGCAGCACAAGCAATTAACGATTTGGTGTCAGCGCTTAAATACATAATGCGCTAACCTGCTATACTTAATATAAACAAGGGATAAAAAATGGCTAAAAATTTATTAAAACAGATTATGATTAAAGATACCAAAAGTAAAGTTACAAATACTGAAGAAGACGAAAGTTTTGTTGAGGGTTTGGTAGACGCAATTAACTCTGGGTATCTTGCTAAAACAAAACCAAAATTTACAAAGAAAAATAATTTTTCTGCATCTAATTTAACCTACGGCTCTGGAGAATGTCCAAGGTATTGGCATTTAGCATTTGAAGGTCAAATATTTTATGACAATGCAGATGCTTTTGGTGTAGCAAATAGAACACAGGGAAGTCTTGGGCATGAAAGAATTCAAGAGGCAATAGCATCATCTGGATTGCTTGTAGAGGATATGGAGTTTGATCCACTTCCAAGAAAATATAACAAACAAACTCATCCAGCAATGGAGTTTAGAGTTAAAACTGATGATCCACCATTTGATGGATATGGTGATGTAATGCTTGACTATAAGGGTGAAAGACTTGTTGGCGAAATAAAGACAATGCCCAATGATGGATTTCAATACAAAAAAATAAGTAGACGACCTAAGATGGGTCACCTAATGCAATTGTTAATGTATATGAAGGTTTTAAAGATTCGTAAAGGCGTTATGATTTATGAAAATAAAAATAACCATGAGTTACTTACGTTGCCTGTAGTAGTAAATGAGCATTATCGTAATTGGGTAGAACAGGCTTTTGAATGGATGAAAGTAGTTTATAAGAATTGGCAAGATCAAAATTTGCCAGAAATACCATATCGCTCAAATTCAAAAATTTGTAAAGTATGTCCAATTCAAAAAGCCTGTGCTGAAGCAGGGCCAGGCACAATCAAGATTAAACCTTTGGTATTATTAAAAGATGAAGAAGGTTAACTGATGTGAGACTGTGTGAAAGATGCGAGACCCCATTTAAGCCTAAAGTAAGTTATCAAATTTATTGTGGAAACTCTTGTAGAGAGGAAGCAACAAAGGCAAAGATAGCCGAAAGGTATCAAATAACTCGTAGACAAAAAAGAAAAGGAAAAAAAAGACTTTGCCTTGGTGGCTGTAAAGAACAACTATCAATATATAATGATTCTGGATTTTGCTCTAACTGTAATGTAAATAAAAAAGAGGTAGACAAAATGCTAAAACAAATAAAAGGATTTATTGATTATGAACAACAATGGTAATCCAAAAACAATTTGTGCTATTGACGCAAGCACTAATAGTCTTGCTTTTGCTATTTTTAATGATAATATCTTAGGCAATATTGGTAAAATTAATTTTAGTGGTAAAACAAATTATGAAAAAGTTATGGATGCTTGCGCTAAAACAAAAGCATTCTTTGAACATTTTGGTGGATTTGAAGCAATTGTAATTGAACATACAGTATTTATGAATAGCCCTAAGACTGCTGCAGATCTTGCATTAGTTCAAGGTGCACTGCTTGGTGCAGCAGGGTTAACTGGAACAAAAATTATAGGAACGGTAGCACCAATTACTTGGCAAAACTATTTAGGGAACAAAAAATTAACAAAAGAAGAACAAATAAATATTAGAGCAAAAACACCAGGGAAGTCAGAATCTTGGTATAAAACATATGAAAGGCAAATTAGAAAAGAAAGGACGATAAAACTAATTGAAATCAACTATGATAAAGTTATTAACGATAATGACGTTGCTGACGCTTGTGGCATCGGCCATTGGGCTATTAATAACTGGAGTAAAGCAATGAGGATTGAGGAATAATGCCAGAGTTAAACGCAAATATACCACCAATAAACTGCTATGTAAGAGGAAATTATTTAAGAAACCATCAAGATAGTCACGACAAATATTTTGAATGTGTTGTGTTTGGTGTTTCAAGTATTAAATCAAGAAGCCCATTATTTCATATTATGATGGAAGATGGAGGCTTATGGTGGAGACTTCCGATATCTGCATTTTGTACAAAACCAGGAGTTCCAGAGGTTGACTTGCATAATCTAGTATTGTGGAATTCGTTTAGTCACCATGTTTCTGTAACTAAATTTGAAAACCTCACTAATCTTAGAATGTCTTATATTGATAGAACTAAAACATTTGTAAAAGGAACATATTTATTTACCCTTGATTGGCACAACCCCGATACTAATGTATTAGATGATGGCTATTCAGAAAGTCCAGCAGATCATAAATGTGGGCACGTTATACAACGAGATGACGGTAACTTTGCTATACAACCAAACAATAGGGTAAGAGTTTATGAGCCATCTTTTACGCTTAAAAAAGACTATGTTATTGATAGAATAATTAATGAAAAAAAATATGACGTAGAAAATCAAGATAAATGGATATTGGAAGACTCTGATAGATTTAACTATGATATTAATGAAAAGTTTGACAAATAATCTTATGACTGGTAAACTATATACAAGCGAGGCTTGGCTCCGTAAAAGGTTTATTATGGACAAAAAGTCTCCGCAAGACATTGCCAAGGAGTGCGGAACTAGTGTTGAAACTATTTACGTATACCTTGCAAAATTTGGATTAAGGAAATCTAGACGATGAATTTGCAACCAGTATTTAAAGATGTAAAAAATTTTAGTTGTGAAGATTTATATCTTTATTCTGTAGGAGCACCCTCTGGCAAAGATATTTGGGTAACTTGTCACGGAATTGCAAAAATGCTTATTGATAAAAACATTGCATATGGAGATTCTGCTTTAGACCCTGTTAGAATTTTTAGTAAATCAGATCCAGTAGAACAACTTAGAGTAAGAATTGATGATAAATTAAGTAGACTTATGAAGGGCACAGACTATGTTGGAGACAATGATATAGATGACCTTATTGGATATTTAGTTTTGCTTAAAATAGCAAAGGAAAAAAATGTCAACTGAAAAAGAATTAATTGATCACCTTGATGAGGTAAATAAAGTTGTTGCAGAATATCTTAAGGGACAAGATCCAACAAAAATTTCTAAAGATTTGGATATGCCAAGAACTCGTGTTGTTGCATTAATTAATGAGTGGAAAGTTATGGCTTCTGCTAATGAAGCAATTCGTGCTCGTGCAAAAGAAGCACTTGCTGGAGCAGATGCACATTATAGTAAATTAATTACAAAATCTTATGAAGTTATTGATGAAGCATCAATGACAAATAATCTTAGTGCAAAAACACAAGCAATTAAATTAGTTGTAGATATTGAAAAGTCTAGAATTGAAATGCTACAAAAGGCTGGACTTCTTGAGAATAAAGAACTTGCAGAAGAGATGGTTGAGATTGAACGTCGTCAAGAAGTTCTTGTTGGTATTCTTAGAGACATTGCATCAGAACATCCAGAAGTTCGTGATTTAATTATGCATAGGCTTTCATCTATTGCAAAAGAAGGCGAAGTGATTACAATTGTCCACGATGTTCAATGACTTCCTTGAAGTATTAAAAGAAAATCATTTTATTGAAAAACCAGTTGATGTAAAAACATTTGTGCAGTCACCAGACTATCTTGGTCAACCAATACTATCTGATATTCAGTATGAAATCGTAGAGGCTATGAGCCAAATCTATCGTAAAGAAGACCTTATGGAATTGATGGGGCAGACTGAAGGACTAAACCATTTTAATAAATATACAAAAAATGAACTTATTCTGCAACTTGGCAAGGGATCTGGAAAAGACTTTATATCTACAGTAGCATGTGCATATGTAGTATATAAACTTTTATGCCTTAAAGATCCAGCAACTTATTTTGGCAAGCCTGCAGGAGATGCCATTGATATTATTAACGTTGCGGTTAACGCTCAACAGGCTAAGAACGTTTTCTTTAAAGGTTTTAAAACTAAGATTGAAAAGTCACCATGGTTTGCTGGAAGATATAATGCTAAAGCAGATTCTGTAGAGTTTGATAAAGCAATTACTGTTTATTCTGGTCACTCAGAAAGAGAATCGCATGAGGGATTAAACCTTCTTATGGCAGTACTTGATGAGATTTCTGGTTTTGCAACAGAGGTTAATACTGGCAATGAACAGGGTAAGACTGCTGACAATATATATAAGGCATTTCGTGGTACTGTAGATTCTCGTTTTCCTGATCTTGGTAAAGTTGTTTTACTTTCATTCCCAAGATATCAGGGTGACTTTATTTCTCA